AATACCATGTGTTAAGTACGCATCATTCCAATCACCTTTCTCTGGTGGTATGCGTAATATTGTGTTGCTAATCGCTTTTGCAGTCTCGTTAGCGCATTTTTCACCAACGCCATTGCTATCGTGATCCAACGCTAAAATAAGTTTCGCCTGACTAACCTTTCTGATCTCGCTACACGCTTCTAAACAAAAGGGAGCTGCAAATACTACCGCTACTGGCTTGTTAGTTGCTTCCGCAACACTAACGCCAGTTGCATAACCTTCCGTTACATATATTTCTGACAAGTTGGGTAATGAATCGTGATCGCATCCAATTAAAAAGATACCACCCTTAACTTTGCTACAAGTTGCGAACTTTTTCGTGCCAGTTGGTGAAATTGTCTGTAATGAAGCTATCTCCCCTGATATACTGCGAATCGGTATCAACAGCTCGTTTCTGTTGTTAATTTTTAAACCTATATTTTTAACTTTTTTGGAGACTAAATACTTATGTTCCTTGTCAAGCTCGTGTCCTTTCTCAAATCTTTCAGTACATTCTTTTGCTACTTCCTCTTGCCTTTCTTTGCGATTAGCTTCGGCCCTTTCATTAGCCATTTGCACTTGTCTGGACAGTTTGGCTTGCTCTGATGGAGATAAATTGGATACTGCCTTGTTAGACCACTTCCAAGTTAAATTGCTTCTCCAATTACCGTAAACACAAACCATTAACTGATCTGTCTGGTAAAAGACATAATAACCAGAACGCTCGCCTGAACGATCTGCTCTTACGTCTGTCGTAGCTATAACGGGAACTCGTTGGAGTTCTCCCGTCATATCTATGTAGTCTACTCTTAGTCCGTTGCTGTTCATTTCCCGAACTAAATCGGTAATGTCTCCAGCTGTATTAGGGAAAGCTATATCTTCAGAAAGAGCAAGACCACCTTCAAAGTAATCTTGTACGTCTTTCATTAGAATGGTACTTCAGATTCTTTCTTCTTGTACGCTCTAATAATTACGCTAATAAATTTAGATACCGTATCCTTATCCCACTTATTGAGGTGAGGGCCATGTTCATCTATGAAAGGCTTTGCTTGTTTGATTGCGTATTCCTTACAATCATCACTAACAATAAAACCCTTCTCATTCTTCTCTGGCAATTCTCCTCTTAATCCATTTTTTAGTAAGTCTAAATGACTCATACTACACGCTCCTATTGCTTTTGAATTCTTGTCGTTTGGATCTCGAAACATCAGACCTGAACATCCACGAAAGCAGATGCCACAAGCTGATGGTCGAGTATCTCTAATCAATCCCAGGGGTTCTTTTCAGACTCTTCACTCACAGGCTGTGTAGCTTCTGGTGTAGTCTCTTTAGCAACAGTCCAACGCTTAACCTCGTTGTAACCATTTTTATTAATGCTAACTGTAAACCCAGCTTGCTTACCAATGAGCTGATCCCAGCTCGTAAGTGAACCAATCCCTGTTGCACTCATCAAACGCATCAAGTCTTGTTTACCCCACTCAACATAATCAGAGTTTTCATCCACCAATGTAATATTTTTCCATAGGTGTCTGCCCTTGCTTTGTTCGCTTGTTATTTCAAACTCTAGCTTGAGATGTTCTCCATCTGACCAAGTATCGGGGTTAATTTCAGCAGAAGCATTGACGATCTTGCCAACGTATTTGCCATCGGGAACTGGTGAATTGTCATAGACGGGTGTTTCCATGCCATCTGTAGTTAATCCATCCTTAAAGTAATCTTTAACATCACTCATTATTTATCTCCTTTCATACCGCTAGTGATTGCATCCCAGCTAAAGTCTATAACTTCTGGCATAGCGTAGCGGTTCTTCGCTAACCAAGCTGGCTTCTCTTGTGTCCATAGTTTTCTTTCACCGCTAGATACAGCTCGCTTTTCTTGCTTACCCATCTTGCCCTGATTCTTAACTATGTTCACATCATAATTACCAAACATAACGATATCGCTATGCTCTTGCAGTTTCGCTGAAGCTGCCTTGTGCAAAGCAATCTCATAACGATCATAGCTTTCTCCATCTGGCGGATAAAAGGTTCTGATACTGGTATGAGCCAGTTGCATGATAACCATGTTCTTTTCGTTTCTGAGTTGGTTGAGGTAATCAATATATTTTTGCCAAAGCAAAACAGCTAACTTGTAGCCCTTGCCATAAGCAATGTTATCTATTGAATCAACCTTCTCATCTACGCAAACTTTAGCCCACATTAATGACTCCAACCAATCAAGCGAGTCGATTGCCAAAGCTTTAAAGTTGTGATCCTCGTTTGCTAATTCATGTAATGCAGACATTACATCTTCATAAGATTTAGCTAGGGGAAAGTGTGGAACATCGGGAACACCAGCTAGACCATCTTCCGTCTGTATAAATATAACACCTGGTATTGATGCAGCTAATGTTGTTTTGCCGAGTCCAGCAGTTCCATGTATTAAGATACGCGGTGCTTTCCTTTCTATCTTTTCTTTTATATCGCTAAGTTTAAATGACATATTCCCTCCTTCTAGGTTTATTGTTTAGTTTCTTCTACGACTTCGATCTCTTCAACTTCTTCAACATCCCCTTGTGATGTTTCTAATGATGATTCCAATGAAGCTATAAGACGATCTTTATGATCTAGTCTTGTTCCTAATTGCATATCCAAACTTTCAATCTCTGGTTGTAATGCTTTCAGCATTGATAACATACGCGCTTCATTCTTATTGAGATCAGCTTCGTAATATTCTTTTCCGTTGATAGTTAATGTTGGTTTCGGTTCTTGGTTTTCACTCATTTTTTTTCTCCTGAGTTAAATATTGGACAAACGAATCCTTTAGCTGGACAAAAGCGACACCAATCGCCAGCACAAGGTTCGGGTTCTAGTTCAAAGCAACGCTCGGCTGCTTCTTTCAGATCATTCAATCCCCAATGAAGTAATCCCATCAAGTCATGCTTCTGCGAGCTAATCTTAGGATTAACTTTAGGTTGCACGATTGTTGTGATTACATCTTCGGTATCTTCAGATCCAAATTCTTGTAGACATAACAAAGCATAGATACGCAGCTGAGAACTGCTTGGTTCTACTTTCCACTTGCCAGTCTTTAAATCTATTATTTCTATGTTGTTGCCATAGATGATGGTTGCATCCGCAGTTCCAAATAGTTCGGGATGAATCTCATCGCTAGAGCGATACCTTCTTTCTAAATAAAGTTCGCCTTTAGTTTCTTTTAATCTTTTATCTATATAGTCGGTATAAGTTTGAATAATATCTAAATCTTCTTGTTCAATAATAATCTTATGACCTTGCACTTTATGGACTGTGCCTAAAAAATCTTGAGGTGTACTTCTTTTATATAAAAATGATTCTGCTGCTTCGTGGTTTATTGTTCCACGCAATGCTGCAACATGGGTAGGTTGTTCTTCTGATATGCTCGACAAGTATGGTGATGCTGGACAATTTGACCAACGCTCAAATGATGATGGACTGATACTACTGTGATCCAATGTTTCTCTCCTCTGACTCCTTTCGTTTATGTTTCTATTATCTGCGTCTGTTCCTTTTCGTATTCCAATATATCATTGAGACGATAATAGATTCTTCCAGTATCTTTACGTTTTATATATCTAGGCCCTTTTTTTGGCTTGGCGGTTCTCCAGTTGCAAAGCGTACCCTTGCTCATTTTTAATCTTTGTGCCAACTCACCTGTACTCAACACTTTGTCCATGTTCCTATCTCCTAAAACTATTGTGAAAAATTATCTGGTGTTAATTATTATAAATTTTAAATTATTCTAGTTAATTGTGTCAAACGATTATTTAAAATTAATTAAAATTATTATAAATTAATAATAGTTGATTGATCTCTGTTGTATTTAATAATGTAAAAGAACATAATGCAAATATTGTTTATGAACTAAAATGAACATGAGTAAAAGGATCAATGATATAACTCCTAACGAATGGAGTAAGTCTAAGGCAACCGAGATCCAAGTCGGGGGAGATCACTACGCTAAACAGAAAGAGTATCAACCAGCAGAGCTGATACAAAAACTTAAACTGTCTTGGTGCAAGTCAAACGCTATCAAATATATTCTTAGAGCTGGCAACAAAGGGTTGGCATCCGAAGATATTAAAAAAGCCATACATTATTTAGAGTTGGAATTAGAAATAGAGACGGAGAAAACATAATGCCACCATTTATTGTTGCCGATGATTCTTATATAGACTTTTTAATCTTTTGTTTTATGCGTTGGGTAGGAGAGATAAACAATCAAACTATCACAGTTTCTTTTCGTGATTACTTTGAAAATCCAGAAAGAAAATTGCAATTAGAACAAGAGTTTAGTGCAAGTTCAGATGGTGAACCTTTAGACATCTGGTTTGATCCAACAGAAGTTAAGGAGATGGTACATTGAGTACATTTAAACAAGTAAACATGATGAAAGGTTACACCAGCTCGTTAGCTGATAACCCATGCGTTAATCTGTGTGGCAGTACATCGGTTGGTGGTAATACTTCTTGCAAATATTGCGGTAGAACACAAGAGCAGATAACTCATTGGCAAGAGTACCCATCAACAGTTAGAAAATTAATTAACATTGAGAACT